ATTAAATAAATTAAATAAATTAAATAAATTAAACAAATTAAATAAATTTCTAGTTCATTAAAATCATATTTGATTAAAATCAATCAAATACAGATTAACTGCAATTATTTTTAATGATATTAGATATAGGCATAAAAATAATATATTTGTAAATATATATTTCAATCTGCGCCTAGCCAATATTCAACTAACACATATTTATTGACTTAAGGATTTTGTTTAACTTATTAAAAACACATTTTTATTTAATTTTTTATTTAATATATGTCATTATCGAATAAAATTACAAAAAAAACACTTGAGGCAACACATCAAGAAATGTTAAATAGTTTTGCTGATAGGAAAACACAAAAAATAGAATTGGAGAATAAGTTGAAATTATTAACTAAACAGATTGATGAATATAATAATAAATTAAAGTTATTAAATAATCCGGTTGATAGAGTTAAATTGACACAGGAAATATGGGGACTAGAGGATTGTTTCCAAAATGTTTCTGATCAAATAAGTAAAATTACAAGCAACACTGATGAGATTGAATATTTGATTCAGACAAGTCAAATTATAAAAGAATACTATGCACCAAAAACTGCAAAACAAATTGCAATACATGCAAAACAGGCGAATAAACCTAAAAAATCTGTATTAGATTGGTTGTCGTCGGATAAAGAGGTTGAAGATAAAGAAGTTGAGGATAAAAAGGTTGATTCAAATGAAATACCAAAAGCCGTTAAACAAAATAAATATGTAAATTTATCTAAACAACAGTTGTATCAAAAATATATGAATGTTATAGATACTAATTATGTAGAAGATTTAGATAGCGATGAAGATGATTTAGATATATGTGATATGTGTGGATTTGAAATGTTATTACAGCAAACAACAGGTTCGTTAGTGTGTCTAGGATGTGGGTATCAAGAACAAATATTGATTGATTCCGATAAACCTTCTTACAAAGATCCGCCGAAAGAGGTTACGTCATTTTGTTATAAGAGAATTAATCATTTGAATGAGTGTTTGGCACAATTTCAGGCAAAAGAAACTACTGATATTCCAGAGGAAATATATAATGAAATATTTGGAGAAATTAAAAAGGAAAGAATTAAAAATATGGAGAATATTACCCCAGCTAAATTGAGAGAGATATTAAGGAAACTTGGACGGGCTGGATATTATGAGCACATTCCATATATTATAAATCAGTTAAATGGACTACCCCCGCCAGTAATCAGTCCGGAAGTTGAAGAAATTATAAGGAATTTATTCAAAAAAATACAAGATCCATTTGAAAGGAATCGCGATAGCACATTTAATATGAAAAAACGAAAAAATTTTATTTCATATTCTTATGTTGTATATAAATTATTCGAATTATTAGAACTTGATGAATATTTGCCAAGGTTTCAATTGTTAAAATCGAATTATAAAATGTATCAACAAGATATTATTTGGAAAAAAATATGTAAAGAAGTAAGGTGGGAATTTATTCCTAGTACGTGATGAAAACCATGTTAAAAGGCGTATATTATGATTAAAATATAACAAAAAATTGATTTAACAAAAACAAACTAATAAATCACAATTAATATATTTAATAACAAATCAAAAACAACTGCAATAAATCAAATTTACTAGAATTTATTATATAAATAATGAAGGGCACAAAATATACAATTACTAAACATAATATTTTTAAAACAAATAAGGCTAACACACACACACACACACACACACAAGTGTATATTTGTAAAACTATTGATGTATCAGATACATTTATTATTAATAATACAAATGAAAAATTAAAAGGATATACTTATCTTGGATCGAATAATAATTTATCGTCTTCCCAACATAATCTGGGAATACATAATATACATCTTGGAAAAGCATATCGGTCTCAACATCTAAATAATAAAATACCAGTTTTGCTAGAAATTATCGAAATTGAAATTGGCGAATTACATAAATATATAAATGCGATTAAAGAAATTATAAAGAGTTTGAAGGCTAAAGAACACGGATTTGATGGGCTTAATCAAAATGCTCTAAAAGAATTAATTGAGTATAATAATCATTTGTCTGAAGAGGCAATTGAAATTTTGTTCAATAAATTACGAACATTTAATACTGAAACTGAAAATAATACTTGTATAGCCACAGACATTCCATATAATTTTAATACGAATGTCCTAAAAACTTATACAAAAATGGGTTGTATGAATATGAATTTAAATTTAGTTTCATCATTCGGTCAAACAATTAAAATATCATATAGATGGACTAGAATGATTGCATTGGTTAAACCTGGGAATACTACAACCCCACTGGATTTAGAAACAACTCAGTATATTGCATTGAGTAATATATGTGGTAATGTTCTGAATAGTAATGTTCCAATTAAAATTGAGAGTCCTGTGTGTCAGTGGTATCAAGTTATGTTATATCATATTCTAAAAAATAGTAATTTAAAAGTCGTTTATCAAATCCCAGACAACCAAAATGTGTATCGCAATTATTGTTCTATGTCGTTGTTGTTTTATTTGAAAAATGAAGATTATAAAAGAATGATAAATGGCGAAATATTAATTGATAAAATATGGATACAAAAAATATTTAAGACATCTAAAAAAATATCACGCAACGTAATTTCGCCTAGTGCAATCGAAGAAGCAAATAATAAAATTTCATGTAAAAATCTAAGAATTAAATATTATAATCGAAAAGAGAGACGGGTTGAATATAAAAACATGGTTAAAAAATATTTATCTGTTTTTCCATATCAACATCAGAAAGAAAATATATTTTGGATGGCACAACATGAAAATGACATTAGAAAAAACAAATTTGAATATACATATAAAAATGATATTAACATAAATTATACGACTATTAATAATTCTGATATATCTTATAAATATCGTAATGATATATATGGAAACGCAATGGTCCAATTTACAAAAAAATGTGAAGCTAGTGATACAGTGACATTTAATGGTGGTATTTTAGCAGATGATGTTGGACTTGGAAAAACACTATGTTGTTTAGCGAATGTAGTATTTGATATTGTTAATCAAAATCCAAATGAATATGATTTAAACACATTGATATTGCTACCGTCTCGTTTAATTGGACAATGGCATTTTGAATTAAATAAATATTTAAATAAGTCGGGGCAAAATAAAATTAAAATACATAGCATTACAACTATTACAGATGTAAGAAAGTTTAAAAATTGGGGTGCTTATGATATTATACTAATGTCTGCAAATTTATTAGTAAATGACAATTATTTAAATTATGTTATGGAAATTGATAAAAATTTAAAAAGCAATACTGATATACCAAGCACAAATGATACTAATGATTTACCGAATGCTGATATATTTAATGTGTGGAATATAAAATGGAATAGAATTTATGTTGATGAAGCACATGAAGTATTCATCGAAGATATATTATTACCAAAGAATTACAACAAAACTTTAAATATAAAATATGCAAATTCATCTGGGTTATATATACATACTAATTCACGTAATAATGCGCAGAATAAAGCATGTAGTTTCATACATATTCCAAAAATACCAACTAAAATACGTGAATTATCATCTAAACTAATTATGTTAAGAGCAAATTATAAATGGTATATTAGTGCAACGCCATTACACAGATCAATTATTAATGTGCATGCTATAATGAAATGGTTTTCCAGTGATATTAATAAATTTATAAATAATATAAATTTTAACAGTAAATTAGATTTATATAAGTATTTAAAATTTAATACGAATATGAATATGCAATCAAAATCTGAACCAAATTCATTTTATTATGATTACAATAACAATCCATATAATTTTAAAATAAGCGATACTGAATTAGTATCATTTCTATCAACATGTGCGAGATCTACTAAAAAAATAGATATTAAAGGGCAATTAGATATTCCTGTTTTTACAGAGGAGATTATATATTTAAATCAGACAAGTATTGAAAAAAATATATATTTATCTGCGGTACGAGAAAATGATATATCTAAATTGTTTATGTTATGCACTCATATTTTAATATCTACTGGTAAAGCTGAATTTGGCGAGGATTTTGATGAGAATGCAATTGTGAGTTTATCAGATATTAATAGTTTAATGACAATATATTATAAAAAACAGCAATTGCAAGTTAAAAAAGAAATTGAAAGTATTGAAAAAAGTTTAAAATCGGAAGCTATTGAAGAATGCAAATTTAATAAAATACTTACAAATATAGCAAGTATTTATACTTATGCAAATCCAGATTCGCAAAATCATGTTGTGCCATATAAAGTTGAAGGTATTAATAATCAAATTAAATATAAATCAGAGCAAATCATGGCATTTAAAGTGAATTTACTTGGTTTGTTAGATTTGATTACACATACTGCAGATTTGAGTTTAATTACAGAGACAATTAAAAAAGATGTTGTCGGTTATTATAGTAATGCTGAAAAGGGATATATGGCTATTTATTTTATAAAAGGTAAACTTCAAAATGTGAAGTCTCATATTATTCGATTAAATGATAAACATGTAGAAAACACTAGGGAAATAGGGCGTTTAGAAAATCAGATTCGTTTGTTTGAAAGTGGAGATTTCTTAAAAGATGCAATCGAAGACACCTGTGGTATATGTTTTATGGAATATACGGACACTATTGCTATTACAAAATGCAGGCATGTAGTATGTGGGGATTGCTTACATTTGCTATTTGCAGAATCAAGTGAAATAAATTGCCCGTATTGTAGGACACCAATAAAAAAGACAAACGAAGACATTCGGCTAACTACAGTCCAAGAAATTGAACCTAAAAATGATGCCGTCGAAAAGGCTCTAGCGGTTGATAAATCTGCTGAAGACAAGGAACAAGAAATGATTAATAAATACGGTACAAAGTTGGCATATTTAATAAATTTAATAAATAACAAAATTTTAATAAATAAAGAGAATCGGATTATAATATTTAGTCAATATGATAAAATGCTTAAAATGATTGGTTCGGTATTAAAAGATTTTAATATCAAACATTTATATATTAAAGGCAACGTCCATACTGTAACACTGAATATTACAAAATTCAAAACAGATGAAAGTTATCGAGTTATAATGATTTCAAGTGAAAAGGCTGCGTCTGGCATGAATTTAACAGAGGCTAA